GCTATATGGCATTTTTCTGTTACTAAACGCATGTTGATCAAGCCATTCATGTAAATAATATTTACAGAAGTTTTCACGCGTTTTTCCTTGGATCATGAATTCCCTGCGGTTTCCTTGACCATCAAATTCGTTATCGAATGAATACATAAATGTTTGTGGTGCAAGTCCACTGTCGACATATTTTTTTGCCAGTTCCTTAAAATATTGGTCTCCGAGTGGTGGTTTTTTGCTTAATGCAAAATGTCCATTTTGTACGTCAAGTTGTGTATCTTTTAAGATGTACTTCATAACGTATCGATATGATTTATATGCTGGTTTTTCGATAAACGAATAACCTCTGTTCCAATGTTTCCAATTGATCCTTTTATCATATTCGATGTTTTTTGGCACTTTACCTTTGAAAAAGAGTATTGCGTGCCAATGAGCGCGTCCCTTAGTTGATCCATATTCACCCGCTACGATGTATCGTACTTTATAGCCTTCGTTTCTCAGGCTTTTCATAAAGAGCTGATAATGTTTATATACTAAAGTTGCGCTTTCTGGAGTATCTCCATCGCCGTAGGTCAATGTTATACTCAGTGTTTCGTCACTATGGTGACTTTCGGCAATGCATCTTCCAACATAGTCGTTTACTTTGTTTTCCCTGCATTGCCAGCATTTGTGACAGGCAACAAGGCCAACTTCGCTTATGTTATTTGGTGAAATACACATGTTTTTCCTTCGTTGCCTCGTTTCCAGTCACTAAATGCATATACTGACAAGAGTGGTATATGTTTCCGCCAAACCCCCCTCCGATCCTTGACGTCTACGGGGGGTTTGGCTGATGTTGGGTTAATATAATATTTCCCCATCATCGGTTTTTAGCGTTTTCCAACCTTTTATCTGCCAGTGTGCAGGGTCGTAAAACTTCCATTCATACCCACATTCCATGTCGATATTCATTTTTCGGGCAACTTCCATACCAATTGTATAGAGCATTGCCCATTCTTTTTCATGCAAATCCCAACCTTTAACACTGTGAATAATATCCACAGCAAGCCCATATTGATGGGGGCTTTTGTTGGCCTTTGCTAATGTGACGCCTTGTTTGTACAAGTTTGTTTGCTTTTCAGCAGAACGCCACATTTCACTAGCAAATACGGGTATATTATACGCCTTACAGGCTTTAACCATTTTGCGTTCAAATTCTATCAAGTCAGGGTGTGCGCCTTCACGCACAGCCCTTAATTGTTGTTCCTTATACTTGTTAGAATTTATAAAAGACTTATTACTTAGCGCTTGTATCGCTAGTTGATGCGTCTTCGCTTCTGGCAACCGTTTCACTGGTGTCTGAAGTGCTTTCTTCACTTCCTTCCACGTTGTCTTCTGATATCCCGCTTGGAGGCATAGATGGTGCATTTCCTGCTTTAAGCTCTGGGAAAGTTTTTGCATTATCTTCAATAACCTCTTCATTTTGCGCTTTTACCTTTGCAATTTCAGCTAAGAGAATTTGTTCTCTTTCTGATTGTGCTGTTTTTACCATATGCATTAATCGTTCCATTTCTGGGTTACGAGTTCTGCGCATCTCAAGACCAGTAAACTTAACGTCAGACATTTTTTCCACAATGTGGTCTGACGCACGATTTTTGTATGTGATTGACGCGCTTTTGTCCTTACTGACTGCGCGCACATACAATGTACTTGAGATAGATGTTATCAGCGTGAAGAGACCTTCGTCGCTAACTAAAAGTTTTTCATCTTTGAAATCTTTTGTGGTTGATCCATACAATGCTACTTTGTCGCTTGTATTAAATTCAACACGAATGGTTCGGCTATTGCCTTTGACAACAAATTCTAAAGTTTCGTTTAACTTTAATTTGTTCCACCCATCGAGGGCTTGAATTTGATAACGTTTCATTTTTTTTCCTATATTGTTAATTACCCTGGTAAAAATTACTTTTTACCAGGGCAGGGGAGGGGACTTTTATGCTTTTGTTAATCTTGTTTGATCAACATCTGCCATTACTTGGTCATAATCGTCGGTTGCTTCTTTTAACGCGCCGCCGAATACTGTATTTCCTGTGATTTCAAATGTACCGCGTGCTGTAATTTCAAATGCGTCGCTAGTACTATCAGCAAATACTTTGTGATGAACATTGTTACAGAGATAAAAATCCTCTGTTAATTCTGGGTCTACAGTTTCATTTGCCCAGATTTTTTGTCTGTCCTCGTCAAATGACGCATCTACATCTGGTCGGTAATACTTACCTCCGATATTTGGCGAGCTTCGCATATATTCATGATTGAGAGGTGCATAACCAAATACAGCATTTGGTGTTGTATGATCCACATCAATATGATCGTTTGTTACGATACTTACTTTTTCTGGATCAAGTTCATCTCTTGTGAACTCAGGATAATTACTTACTGATGTATTATGTAAATAATGATCTTTTTGTCGCTCAAATAACTGCTCTGGTGTTATTTCGCATGTTACAACGATAATTCCGCCTGTGTTTATAGCGGGAGTTCTCATTGTTATATCAACCAATGCACCGCCAACTGTAACTGACTCGTCAAGATTTGCCGCGTCTGATGCAAAGCGTTGTTGGTAACCCATTTGCGTCCGTTGTTGTGCTAATAATATTGGTTGTTTCATTGCTTGATCAGGAATTCTAATTCCCGCCATCAATGTGTCTATGATATAATCATCATCATGCCCTTGGTATAAACTACGAGCTTTTGCAAAAGCTTGTGTCTTTCTTGCCATTTCAATATTAGATAATGAAACTGTAATACCATTTTGTTGCATTTCAGCCCAAATTTCATCTTCCCAATTATAATTACCTGATGTTCCTGCAGGTGTATAATTAGCATCAGCCATTGGGTATTTATATGGTTGTGTATTGCCTGCCGCATCTAAAAAAGATGCATATTCTGTGGATCTTAAAGGCATTACTTCGTTGACAACATTTAATGATACTTCACCATCAATAATTGCCTGATCAAAATCAGGTACAATATGTGCCATTGTCGTATGGTTCCAAAATGCTTGAGCCAATGACGTATCTGTCATTGTTCGCATTGATAAACTTGAAGAACGCTGTTTGCGTCTAAAGTTTACAACAGTATTATATGCCTCAATATAATCTCGGTTTACTGTTGCTGATCCTTGTGCGTGCATACCTAAAGTTTGATAAAACTCATTATCAGCTTGGCTAAATGTATGTGTTTCAATAAATGGGATTGGCGTTTCGCCATCCTCACGTGGTACGCCTTGGTATGACCTGTTTAAATCGTCCATTCCATTAAAACGATCGAATGCTAACTTAGGTACTAAATGAGCATTTACAGTCACGTTTACGCCGTTAAATAACGTCTCAGCAGTTTCCATCATTTCCACTGCGATTTGCATTCTTGATCGCTTTACACCGTCTTCGCGGAGTAGTGGTATACATGCGACAGGTATAATTTTACCTGCGTTTCCTGATGTAATAACTGTCTTTTGATCTATCCTTGTTGATCGCTTAGGCGTCAACGGAGTTGTCAAAAGATTATTTTGATTCATTCCATTCATTTTTTAACTTTCCTTTTTAGTTTATATTGCTTTCGGCAATTCTTGCATTTACAGCCTGCAGCACTTCGTGGTGCAGGCTTGCGTTTTCGTTTCATTGTATTTGCGGTAAAAATTTATCAATTATAGATGGTATTGGTATATTTTCACGTTCGTAATTTATTCTTACGCGTTCGTGAAAATCTAATAATTTAAAATCTCCGCCTTGCGCAGACGTAGTTGAAGAATTTGTCCAATCAGCATCAACTGATTTTGTTATTGGTTGTTTATTAACAACTTGACCGCCAAGTTGTTTTAACCAATCAACCATTGAGCCGCCCGCGGCAAAACCAAGATGTATACCGCCAGAAGACATAATTTCACTTCGTGAACCTTCAAAAGCTTGTAAGTTTAAACTTTTGAATATTTTGCCTGTTACTGGGTCTTTATACATTGCTCCTAAATTAAGTTTTGGCATAGCAAATGGATCTAAATCTCTTAAATTTTTTGCTATTTCAGATTTCAATAAATCTGTTTCTAATCCCAATTGTAATTTTTGAGTACGTCCACGTTCAAAACTTTGATAACCGATAAATGCATCTGACATTATGTCGGTAAAGTTTCTTGTAGGCATTGAAGATAGTAAGGGTGCTACATATCTTGTTGTTGTGCTAGTAATATTACCACCTGTTGCACGTAGAGCTGTTAAAGGGTTAAATCCTGCTTTTCTGGCAGATTTAATTGTGCCTTCAAAATCTACTTGCTGTGTCGTGGTAACTGGTCGACTTGCGTTTTCTGCCGCTATTGTTGCAATGCGGTTTTGTTCAACAATTGCTTTTTTCTGTTTTTTACTTGATACTTGACCATCAATTGCACCACCAAAGGCGGCTCCAATTGCAGGTTGTCCAAATGCGGCACCAATTGCGGTTCCGACTGCGGTAAAAAATCCCATTATATTACCCCCATAAATGGCGCAAATAATGCAATTCCTAATATTATCCCTGCTATTGCATGAAATATTGTTTGTTTAATCATTTTACGTACCTCCGTGAAAGGAGGTCGATGCCGACGCCGCTTGCGACTGTTAATCCAATGATTATACTATCGACTTGCGCCGATGCTATACCTAAACCCGCAAGATATGCGCCTAATAAGGTACCACATCTAGTGATGATAGGTTTTAGTATTTGTTTAATTAATAGAAATTGCAACTTTTACTCCTCTTGTTAAGAGGGCTTAAAGTGTCCTTTGGCCGATAATATATATTATGATCAATGTGAGACTCTTGTATTAAACCCTAAATGTAGTA